TCTTTGGCAATTAAAAGAAAGTGATAATATTTTTGGCCCATTGAACGATCATCGGTCAAATAGATTTCATTACCAAGTGCAATACGAAAATCTGGATTAGATTCGTGAAGTTTTGTTGCAATTTGGTTAATCTCGATTGCGCTTGAAAGGCATTCGTGATCCGTAATGGCTATTCCAGATAAGCCGAGCTCCATTGCCTTATTAATTAAATCAGCTGGTCGATTTATACAATCTAAAAGCCTAATATTACTATAATGAGTATGATTATGTGTACCAAAATAACTTCTCATCTGATACCTCTTTCTTAATATATTATAACATATTTTATTTATTCATGGTAATTATGCGAAAGATAATACCAGTCTTCATTGTTTTGTGTTAATAAAAATTTTGTAGTTTCTAATTTTAAATCATCAATATTATATTCATAATCATATGGAATACGAATAATTGGAATGTTATTATTAAAACAATATTGATTTTTTAATAAGTCATTTTTATGAGTTATTTTTAAATTATTATGAAAATGATTTGGTTCAAAATGTTGAATCCCATCATATTCTATAACATATTTAAGTTTTTGATTTTCAAATATCGCTAAATCAAAGTATAATTTATCTTTTTTGTCTTTCGTAAAGAGATCAGAAAAATAATATTGTTGGATATATTGGATATTATTTAAATCTAAAAGCATAGCGATATTACTTTCATTTTTAGAAGAAACACATCCGCAACTAATAGTTTGACCTTTTCTTAAATAATCACCAAATACAATAACATTATTTCTACCGCACTTTAAGCAAGTACAATTCCAATATATACCTGTCCTATCATGTCTTGGTTTTTCACTTTCATTCGCTTGTCTATTTACATATAAATATCCATATGTTTTACCAGTTTCATCTTTAATACTTGCTTGACGCATTTTTTCCATACGAATGCATCCACAGTTCGTTGTACGTCCTGCACGTAAATGGCCGCCATCAACATCTTTCTCTGTACCGCAAGCAGTACAAAGACAATGCCATCTTGATCGACCAGATGGCGTACTAGGAACTCTATATAAAACTTTCCAATATCCAAAAGTTTGCCCCGTTAAATCTATTAATTTACTCATATTTTTATACCTCTCATAAACTTTATCTTTATGACAAGTATTATTAATGGTTCCGGACCAAAACTAATTTTTTCTTGGCTCTTGTCACTGCGGTATAAAGAAATTTTTTATGTTCTTCACCATATGGAAAATCTTCTTCAAATACAAGCACTTTATCATATTCGCTACCTTGTGCTTTCCAACATGTAATAGCATATCCATAATCAAATTCATGCGGTTTAAGAACTTGTGGAATTTTTCTAAAATTCTCTTTATTAACTGTTGGTTCCCAAGTAGTGAAAATCTTGTAATCCATATTTACTTGTTCAAACACTGCATCACCAGTATATACAGCCTCTGATTCAGGGTCATAATGATCGGGAATAAAGTCTGCATACATAAATGTTTCTATATATTTTTTAGGGATTATATTTGTCCTATTATTTGGTTCATATTCAATATTTTCAAGATACCCAGTAAGCCCATTAACAAGCACATCTCCTGCAATATTAATTGTATCCCAGTCATTGCGCAAACAAATCACCTTATCCCCTTCCATGGGTTCTGCAGTATGTTCACCATATATATAAGTGCGCATCAGGTCGTTGTAAAAATGACGCGTGGCATTTTTTGCCACGATTATTTGATCGGCCCATTTGAGCATCCCACTTACTACTTGGGACTTATCTACAATTTGCACCTCTTTACCAGAGAATAGTTTTAAAGGCTTACCTTCTCTAATATCCATTGAAATTCTGATAATTTCTGACTCTTGCGCTTGACGCATAATCTCATCAAGGAATATATGAGGATGTGCAAGTACACCATTATCTTCTGCTAATGGTGGTAACTGGCCCGGATCTCCAAGAGCAAGCACATAAATATGATGACTAAGGAGTAATTCCCACATTTCTTTTGGAAGCATTGAGATTTCATCTACTACAATAACTTTGTATGGATAATCAAGAGGTCTTTTGGGCATATGAAAGAATGTCCCATCTTTACGGGGATAAGACTGATATAGCAATTTATGCGCGGTCATAGCATTTAAATTACCTTTTTCTTGGAGAACTAACGCTGCTTTTCCAGTATACGCAATATAACAAACATCGTGCGGCGCTACGCCTAAAGCCTGGATAATAAAACGTACAAGTGTTGATTTACCTGACCCTGCATATCCTGCAATACAAGTATATCTTTTATGACGTTTATATCTATCAACAGCAATTCTTAATCCTTCTTCTTGTTTTTCAGTTAATATAATTTCTTCCATACAATACCTCTTAATTATTATAACATAAATTCTTTATAAAAACAAAAGGGTGCTTAGCACCCTTCATATGAGCATGTAATTTCCCATTTTCCCCAATTATGATGACATGGCCGCATTGTAATTGCGCAATCACCGCAGGGGAGCATATGTGGACAATTATAATTATAATCTGGGAAAGTAAATGTTTTACTATAACCTCCAATACCAGTGGTAGTGGTATTATCACTATAATTATCTCCAATTTTACTAGCATCTGTTGATGTAGTAAATTTTAAATTTGTATTCATTTGTTTTGGCATTTTTTTCCTCCAAAAATACCCAAGGTATTTTTAATTTAGACTTTCGGCACACACAACCAGTTCCGGCCGGTTGCTGCCCATTAGAAATAGAAATCCAGCTTTCGTGTTATATTATAATCTTCGATAATAATCTCAGGACCATCATCCCAACCACTGTTGCGCATACAGCGACCGACGATTTCAATAATATTGCATCCTTCTCCTGGATATAAGGCATCAAATTCTTTTTGTGAACTTTTAAATTTCACTAATGCAATATTATCTGGTAGCATAATCTTTAATGTTGAGCCAAATAAATTAATATTATTTTTAGTGATTGAAATATTCTTAATTGCAATTAATGGTTCATCAACACCTTGTCCCCAGATAGATTTTTGATCAGCAATATTAAGAATATCTGCGCCATCAACTTTATCAGCATAGAATTCTCCATCAACAGCATAAACTGGGGAGAAATCGACATCTTTTAATTCTTCGTTGGAATAATTAATAAATGCTTGTAAATTTTCATCTGGAATAGCAAGACCTAATGCATTGTCATGGCCTTGCGCAAGCGTGAAATAACCACTATCTAATGCGAATTGTTGTAATGATGGCAATCCCATTGATGGGTTATTGCGGCCAGAGCCTGCCCACACCACTTTACCATCTTCATCATAAGTTTTGTTTAATAGCATTACAGGATGGCCATAAGCAGACATTAATTTATTTGCGATTAATCCAGTAATAGAGCGGCTTGATTCTGTTGGTTCTTCTAATGGAACAATAAGAATTTTATTATTCAATAAATGATCCCAAACAATCATTTCGTCAATTTCCGCAGTCATAGAATCTCTGGACTTATCTTGGCGTTTCTTTACATTCACACAAGTCCTAACTGCTTGTTCTACAATAGTTTCCATATCGCCAGCTTTATGACCTCGCTTAATTGATGGAACTAATGTATAGGCTTTATGATCCAAAAGTGCTTCAAATAGAATCTGCTTTTCTTGCTCAGTGCCAACTCTTGTAATAGCATTTACTGCTGGCGCAATATACCAAGCTACACCGGTCGGAGTAACTGTTGTTCCTAATGAATATTCATTTTTTGCGACCATTGCTTTAATAAAGGGATTTTCGATATTGACCAATCCTTTATCTACAATACGCCGTGTTTCATAATCTTTTAATTCCATAACATCGGCAATAATACCAAGTGCCGCAATATCCAAGAGGTCGTTTGCATAACCATTACCACCGAGTTCATCAAAATAAGAACAGAATTTATATACCATACCAACACCACTTAGACTTTTTGTTGGATAGTTCTCATCTAGCTGATTATTAATTACAATTGCGTCTTCTGAATATTTATCAGTATTATGGTGGTCTATGATGATAAGGTCAATGTTATGTTCTTTTAATAACGTGTGATATTCAAACTCATTACTACCAGCATCTGGACAAATAACTAATTGTGGTTTTGCAGTAAGAATTTGGTCAATTAACAAACCATGGCCTTTATCATGATGCATTCCCCAAGCTACATGATTCACTGTAAAACCTGGGAAATTGCGATAAAGCCAATTTATCATAAATGCAGCGCTAGTATAACCATCACAGTCGCTATCTACGTTAATAAATATATCATTTTCAAGCGCTAAATGCTTAATTAAGCATTGCGCAGCTTCATGCATATTTTTAATAGTAGATGGTGGGATAATATCCGCATCAGTTGTATTAAGATAATGCTCAGGGTCTGTAATTCCCCTATTATATAAAACTTGATATAGCAATGAACCATATTGTTTATCTTCATTAATTAATTTATACTTCATTACAATATAATCCTTTCTTTAAATAACTGCAAGAATGTCTCTGGCCCGCAGTCAATGGGACTATCTTTGTAATGAGTAATCATTTTCTTATCAAAGATAAAACTAATTCTTACATAGTTATTGTATTTTTCATGTGTTTTCAATAAATTCTTTTTTAATCTTTTAAATTCATCATCACCAAGTTCTTGAAACTGGCGGTCAAGGGCAATAATAACCTCTTTTGCGCCATTCTCAATCAATAAATTCATTTGATAATTTGATATATTACTACCGCAACAGGCGACAGATATATCATTATCATATCCAAAATAACTTTGGTATAAAAGGCAAGATTTTTCTCCTTCAAAAATAATTGCGCGGCCACTTGCCGCAATCGCCGCACGAGAGTTATTGAAATTATATAAATTCATTCCAAGAGGATGGTTATATAATTTTCCGTTTATAACAAGAGGACGATATTTACCATATAATTCAGCATCTTCTTTACTTAAAGTTCGTCCTCTAACACCAACTAATCTACTCAATTTATCAAAATGAGGTATCGTAATTTGATTTCCTGCTGGAAAATATCCAATTTGATTGCGCCGAATGGTTTCTTGAGAAATACCCTCATTTAACCAAGGATCAATGCTAACCTTATAATTTAAAACATCTAAAATATTTCTATCATACGGTTTTAATTGAACGTCATATGTTTTAACTTCAATCTGTTGGATTCTATCATAATTACTAAATACTGCCCAATCTTCAAGTTCATTTTCGCCATTTTCTAGAACGAAAGAACCAGAAATACCGAATCTAAAAGCAATAAATCTAATAGCATCATTTAAATCCATTTTTTGATGTTTTTGAATCTCATAAACTTTAATAGTTAATTCAAAAATATCAAATGAATCATCTCCAGCAGTGTAAGAAGTAAATAATCCACTATTTTCATAGTAATATAATTTAAAACTTCCTTCACCTGCTGGATTGTGATCAATTGTTCTTGAAATAATACCAGTTGATGTGTATTGAGGTTCTCCTCCCCAATCAACCAATAATTCAAAAATGTCTTCGGTAGTTAGGCTTTCTCTAATTTCACTTTTATCATAGTTAATCATTGAATGCTCCTGGTTCTACCTTAATTTCAAAATCATCCATTTCAATTAACTGGTATCTCCAATCAGTTGCAAACATTGGTTCAACTCTACAAGTCCCAAGGTTAGATTTACACCACAAGTAAATACCTTTATATTGGCCTCTACGATTTTTATAAACAGATAATTTTAAGGTTGGTCTTTCAAATATGTTTTGTTTAAGTAGATTATCAAGTGAATCTAAATCTTTTTGTGAAACCGGAAGAAGAATACTTCCATAGTCAATTTTATCTGCGATGGCTTTTGCGCCACGGAGTAAGTTCTGATCGGGAGTCTCTGATTCCTGATAGTCAGCATTCAGCTGAGTGGCAGATTCAATAAAAATACCATATCTATTACAAATATCTTTCAGTCTAATAGAAAGCATGAATAGAACGTTATCTTCTCTTAATTTAACGCCACCAGAACGACGTGTAACTTCTTCAAGAATCTTCATTGAAGTGTGAATATAGTCATGAAACACATATTTTACATTATGCTCACGAATACCTTTTTTGATCGTATCTTCTACATCTTGCAGAGAAAAATCTGGAAGTTCTTCAACATATATAGGAGAGGCTTTAAGAATTTCTGCGGCTCGGCGCACACGATCAATTTCATCACCTTCGTATTGATTGTTAATAATATGCTCTTCATTTACAGAAGATAAAAAAGC